AAATCGGTGATTGTGTATGAAAGTGGCTGAGTGTCAGTTGCTGCCGCTAGGCTGTTACGCAATGAAATTGTGTGCGTAAATGGTGCGCTCGCACCAGTTGTGGCACATGCTCCCATGATTCCAGTAAGCGCATAGCCAATGCCATCTGCGAATACAGAACCGCCGTAGCCGACTTCTGAACGTGTGCGACCTGGAATGTAGTTGTAATTTTCTACATTTGAGCCGCGTAATCCTTTGTCAAACAAAGGGTCAATAATATCTTGTGGCTTAAAGGCATCTTTGTTTAATAGCAAGTAGTCAGTTGCGGCTACTGCTGTTCCTTTTGTTGTTTCCTTTGCGATACCAACAAAGGAACGAACGGAATTAAATGCTGGCATTTATTTCACTCTCCTACTTTCTTGTCTGTTACAGACGCTGGTTGTGCTACTGGTTTTGGTTCTGTTTTTGTTCCGCTTGCCGCAGTAACATCAGCCGCGCTAAAGCCTTCAGGCGCGTCAAATTCATCGCCTGAATTTACAACAATTCCAAGCGACGGAATCACGCGTTCATCTGTTCCATTGTATTTATATTTCATTGTGCTCCTATGCTTGAATCATTTCTGTAACATCAAACTGTAATTCAGCAAATAACTCCGTAGCGCCTTCCTCATTAGTTGCTGGCTCACCGTATGAGGCATTAATAATAGGCTCTGCGCCTTGCCACACTAAAGTGCCTGTTGCGTCACCAAAGTTGTGGTCGGAGCGTAGTCTAGTCTTAATATTATCTATAAGTGTATCAAAATCTGCCATTACATCTTCGGCATTTGGGCGTAAAGAGTGTTGGTAAATTTGGAGAATTACGCCGTAATCCACGCGCTTCCAACCGTTAGTGGCACCGCCAATCGCCAAGCGGCTTTCAGTTTCCGATTGAATAAAGATTACAGCCGCGGCACGTGACATTTGCCCTGCTGTTGAATTTACTTGAAAATTAATACGCTTAGGAAAAGACGTAAAAACCTGATTGAGATTTGTTATTGGCGGCGTAAATAAAAAGTTGTATAACGTTTGCCGAACACCAACGCGACCTGCCATTAACGGATTCTCCGATACAAATTCACCATGTCTAAAGCAAGTTGAACATCTGTGCCGTAACGTTGATTGCCGCCTACGTTAGCCTGTGGAAAAGTTGTAATGCTCATAGTCATAGAAGAATCGCCACGAACACGCAAAAATGCCGTTGTCATCAAAATAGCCGCTTGCTTAATAGCGTTTGGCAAATTGCCAAATGTAACACCTGAAGCGTGTGTATAAAGTAAAGCCGAAGTAAGTGGCACAGTTGTTGAGCCGTATGTGTATGTGCTGGCAACTGTTATTGTTTCAGAGTTTGCGCCATCATAAATACGATACTTACCGCCAGCCACAATGCCTGTTCCGTCTTGAACTGTCATGCTTGTTGCGCCTTGTGTGGCTGTTGCTATCGCATTATTTACATAGCCGCCAACATAAGTGTATTTGGTAAAAATTCTGTAAGAGTTACTGCCGCCACCGCCAAACGCAAGTGGTCCTTGGCTTGAATAAGTTGTAGATAATTGCGATACAGGAATAATAATTTGTTGGTCTTCAAACCAAGATTTAGAGCAATCAGGTAACGTTACAAGATTATTTGGGTCTGAGCCATATTGGAAGTCACTTAAAGAAATAATGGGCCACGTTTGCGGGTGTAACGCAATTGTGCCAACTGGCGTAAATCTTGTGCGTTGTGTTTCTGTATATGTTTGCGCTACTAAATTTTGATTTAAGTATTCATCAAGAAAAGAGCAGGCACGTAAAATAACGCGAGCAAGTTCAGCGTCTTGTGCGGTTGAATTGCCGCCTACTACTAAATTGTCATAATCAATTGAAGTTGGCGCGTTTTTATATTCGGCAACCGTTATGTAAGGATTATCAATAAATGGCGTAATACTTGAAATGCCAGTAGCCATTAGTCACCATCTTTCATAATGCGGTCATTTTCGTGACCGCAACGTGAGCATTTTTTGAACCATGAACCGAAACCGCACTCAGCGCACGTAAATCCTAAATTGTTATTTTCGGTTGCTCCCATCAAAGACGCCTCAAACATGCCTTCTGCCTTCATCTGTCGCAAATGTTTTGGATTCTCTACGTTAATAAAACCTTTTTTGTCACGATTATATTTGGCAGTTCCGCGTGGCGTGCGAACGTCTATGCCTTGAACGCCTTTTGGTGCTACTAAACGTGCCATTTTTCCTTCTCTCTAAGACAAAGTGTGGCGCGCCTTCAACGCCACACCTCATCAATTTAACTACGCGCCAACGATTCCTGAAACTGCGCCGTTCCAAGCAGGAGCGGTGCAGAAGAACGTTCCACGGAAATATGTGCTGAACTCATAAGCAAACTGAGTTACAGGCCATTGAATTCCCATGTAATCCTGAACCAAGAAGTTTGACCAAACATCAGAAACCTCTGTATCAGGAATTGGCAAAGTGTAAGAAACAACTGGCGAAACGCCTTGTGGAAGCCAAGGGTGAACCGTTAGCGGCACCATCTTGCCAGTAATTTCATTGTGTAGCGCACCAATTACAGCGCCGCCTACGTAATCTCCAACCTCGTTCTGAGATAGATTAATACGATAGTTTGCGGTTGAACCGTTCTTGATTGCGTCTGACAATTGCTTGCGGTCTGCGCCGTTGAGGAAAATCTCATCTGGGTCAGCCTTAACTGCGTCATATAGACGGCTAAATACGACCTGATATTCATTTCCTGGGTTCGCTACGCTAAATGTGCTGTTAATTGCGTTGTTGTAACCGCTATTTGCGCCAAGAACAGTTGGAAGAATTCCATCATATCCAGTTGCGTAAGCGGAAGTATCAGCAGAAGCACGTGAAGCGGCAGCACCGCTTGTTGTAAATGCGGCGTTGTTACCAGTTAGACCAGTTGCGCCAGCACCCTGAATTGTGAAAGTGCCAGTTCCCTTTAGGGTTCCCTGATACTTTAGATTTGCCGCGCCTGTGGCAGTTCCAACATAAATGTTGTAGCCAAGTGCGCCAGCAACTGCTGTGCCAACAGTAACTGTTAGAACATCACCTGAAGCAACTACGGTGTTGGCTTCGGTTCCGAGAATAGATTCTCCGAATCCTGAGCCTGAAATACCTGCGTCTGCTGTGACATTTACATAATAAGTGGTTGCGGCAAGTGCTGTCTGTGTAGCAGTAGCAACTGGCGAAGCCAATGTAAATGTTGGCGCAGAAAGTGCGCCTGAATATCCTGAAGCAGTTCCGCGAGCCATCAACATCATGCGCTCTTCCATCAACATTGTTGCGTAGAGAGTGCTTGTGCTTGATAGTTGGCGCAAATCCTGATAACCAAGACCAGAGAAGTTTGCGTCAAATGAAACGCTATCGGATAGTGAGTAAGAGTTATATGGCAAAACTAGGTCATCTGCGGCGTAAGAAATCTTTGGACCACGCTCGTAGTTGATTGAGCCGAAAGCAGTTGTTGTGCTTTCAGTAATTCCCGGCCATGTTTGTCCAATTCCACCTGTGCCAGTACCTGTGTAACCAAGAATACGCTTTACACGGTGGCTTGTGCCGACACCCTTCTTACGTGGCATTTTGTTACGTAGAGGCGTTGGGCGTGGTGTGAGGAGTTTTGCTGGTGCTTCCAAATCAAATGCGGCAAACGCAGTTGAAAGTGGAGAAGTCAGCGTAATGTCTTTCTGAATATCTTGCATTGCGAGGCGCTGTGAAGCAAGTGCGTTGTTGAGCGCAGAAACTGCGTCAGGTGTTAGCGACTTGTTTGCTACGGCGTTCTCAAGAACAGCAACTGGGTTGCCGCTTGCTTGTCCAAATGTGGCGTTGCCTGACTTGATTGCCATAATGGCAGATGGGTCGGTAACGGCATTGCCCATGGACTTGTTAAGTTCTGCTGAATATTCTTCTTGACGTAGTGCCGCGTCTTTTGCGGAACTTGCGTCAGAAAATAGTTCAGAAGCCTTTGGGGCGTTGAGAGCCATTTCTTTCCTTTCGTAAAGAGTTTTACTTATCGGTTGGTTTTACTGCTAAGGCTTTGGCTTCAAAATCTTTAGCCAATTCCTTGTATCCCTGCGCCAATTGCTTGTCGCTGGTCTGTGCGGCTTTAGTGCGATACTCAACAGCCTTTACTAGAAACTCGCTATAAGTTTCCACATCGGCTTTGAGTGCTGTGCGCTTTGGACCGCCTGCTACTGCTTTGGTTTTAGCCGTTGCTAATTCATCTTGTAACTTATTAATCTCCTCTTTATAGGAATTAATCTCATTAGTTACCGAATCGGTAGCACTCTTTACGGCTTTCTTAATGATAGCGGCAATTGCCTTATCATTGAAAGCAGAATCTTCATCATCAAACACGTCATGCTCATCATCTTCAATTACTGTGCCAACTTCTTCAATTGTTGCTGGCGGCACGATTGTGCTTTTTGGAGTTTGTGTAGGTGAAACCATTGTTGCTGTTGATACATTGGCAATTTCGTTATTTGGAACGCCGCCTGTTACTTCAACAGTTGTCTTGCCGTGTGCGTCTGATGGTGCGCCACAGCCACACTCTAAGCACTTGCCAGTATCGGCAGATTTGCCTTCGGCTTCTTCAACTTCTTCCTCAGCCGCAGTTGGTTTACTGCCTTCTTCGGTTTCTTCCTCAGCACTTTCGCCATATTGGCGCTTTTCTTCAACTTCATCTTCTTCATCTTCGTCAATTTCAATTTCAATGCCAGCCTCTTTGCACTCGGCTTTAATTTCATCAAGTGCTTTTTTGGCGTCAGCGTAACGCTTTAGCATTTCTTCTTTAGACGGCTTCTCTGAAACCGCTTTATCTTCTTCGTGTTCCATTTTTTCTCCTTTAACGGTTTCAATTAGTTCCTCTACTTGAACTAATTCTTTGCCATCATCTGACTTTGCCAACATAAGTTTGGCGTTAGGATTCGCTGGTCTATCTACTAGCGAAACCTCAACAATTTGTCCATCAATGATTCTGCCGTTTGCCGCCTTGTTATCACGCACAACTCTTGGCGCGCGAATACCAATAGAGAATCCTTTTAATACGCCAGTTTCAACTTTCTTAACGCTAACTGGGTCCACAACAAGTGCCGAAATATAATGTCCGTCATTTGTGCTGTTTAATTCTTTTGCTACGCCTGCCGCAATATTGCTGTGTTGTTCTCTAATGTTGCCGCCAGTTTTGAACCATTCAGGCATGGCTTTTTCTAACCATGACGCGTCACAAATTTGTTGGTCAATATCAACCGAATCATCTGTTGCTTTGCCATAAACCATTAATGTGCCATCTTCTAATTTTTCTTGCTTAATAATTTGAGCAAACGCGCTAGTTATATCAAGTGCCATAGATTTTTCCTTTTTCTTTTTTTCTCGTTCGGCGATACTATTTGCCCACGCTTTGCCAGCGTCACCGCCCCATAAAAGCCACGCTATGTAGCCTTTAGATGGATTTGAGGCGTTACCCCAGTTTTCTCCTTTTTTATCCACTTCATGTCGTGCGAAATAACTTACCATACGATTTATGGTTTCTAACGGAAGCGACTTGCCGTTAGACAAATCTCTTGCTCGCGCCACGCCTACTTCTGTGCCGCCTCTGCCAAATTCGCGGCGTAATTCTAGCCCACGTGCGGCGTTTTGTTGAACAGTTTTAGGCGGCGTAAAGCCGTCTGCTTTTGTAATCATTTTGCCACTCTCTTTTTTGCGATAAGTGCCGCCACGTTTTTTGTATTCTCTGACAACCCAAGCGTTAGCAACGGCAGACGGATACACGTCAAACTTTTCTTTGGCTTCACGCTTGATTCTGTTATACAAATCCTTATCAGACGGCTCAGAATCGCCGCCGCCTGTATTAATGTTTTCGTAATTTGGTTCTTCGGCTTTATTGGCGTCCTCTACGTGTATGTAAAGTGCCGCTAACTGGTCTTTTGCGTCTTGTTCGGTCTTATGGCAACCCATTACTTTGCCAGTTTCATTATTGACAACAGGATATCCAGCGCAATCGTGTGAGCCTTTTTTGCCAATGTGATACGGCATTAGAGTGTCCAGAGTAGGCACATTTTAGAACTTGACGCGGATACGCACCAAATTTGTTCGCCACCATTAAGTTCCATGCTAAGTGTTGCGCCATTATTTAAGTTATAGCCTTCAGTATCGCCTGTTACAGTTACAGTTGCGTCACCAAGATACGCTTTACTTCCGCCTTCATTTGCTATGTATAAACTAACTTTGCCGTAAGTAGTTGGCGCTTGAAATAACATTACTGGCGTTGTGCCAACTGTTGTTGTGCTATGACCTACTTGTGGCTGTGCCATTATTCTTCATCTCCTAAAATCATACTAAGTGCGTCTTCGCCAATATTACGCGTATCTGCCACGTATGGCGCAATATCACACACGCAATTTGGGTGCGCTGGCGGCTCGGTATCTCCACTTGGAAATGTTTCACCAATACCGATAGGCGAAACACTTTCGTTTTCCTCGCAAATATCACAAGGGTCGGCAACTAACCACTCTACCAGTTCCACGCCACTTTCTTCATATAACTGCCTACTTGC